TATTTAGATCCTGAATATGAAATTGAAATAGAATTACCTTTAGAACAAGATACTTGTACTAAAAATTGGATTTATTTATATGGCAAGAAACAGAAAGCTAAATTAAAAATGGATCATAGTACGGAGAATGGTAGATATGTTTATATATTAACCAACCCAGCTTATCCAACTTTATGTAAAATAGGTAAAGCTATTAACCCACAAAAACGTGTAAAACAGATTAATAGCGCAGGTATAGTATCAGAATGGGAATTAAAATATGCTTTACCCGTTGTTGATGATTATTTGGTTGAATTTTTAGTTCATAAACATTTATCTTATTGTAGATGTGATACTCATCAAGGCACTAGTAGAGAATTTTTTGAGATTGAAATAGAAGAAGCTATAAAAGTTATAGAAAACTTAGGTAAAGATTTTAAGAAAGGTGAACCTACTTATTATTAAATTATGAAAATAAACAAACCAATCCCTAAATTAACTCAAGAAAATTTAGGAAATATAATAGATAAATTTCCAACTAAATATAAAATGGGTTTTATTATTGAAGAAATAGAACGATTATTAAAACCTAATAATATAGAAGGAACTAAATTTCAACAAGGTATGTATGGTAAAACTTATACTTTAATTGAAAATAATCCAATTTATTATCATAGAGATGTTTTTAATATTTTAAGAGAATTAATATGAAAAATGAAAAAGGTTTATTTATAAAAGATCCAAATTTTTGGAGAGTACCTAGAAAATTAAAGAAAAAAATACCTAAAGATACTTTTTATTGTTATACTCCTACTTCAGGATGAAATATTTTAAAGATGGTAGTTATGGTTATTCAATAAAACTTTGTCCTTTTTATACTTGGAAAAAATTAAATGATATTAAACCCGATTATTTAGATGAAGAGGATTTGAAGAAATGCGGAGAAGAAGAAGTAGGTTATTGTAAATTAATTAAATATGAAATTGATGATCAATGTAAAAGTTGTGGTTTAAAATATGGAATATGAAAACATTACTTTGGTTAGATGATATAAGAAATCCCTATAAAGACAATTGGATAAAAGATTTTAGTCCTATAGGTACAGATTGTCTTGTTTATTGGGTGGTAGATTATGATGGATTTTGTACTTATATAAAAGCAAATGGTTTACCTGATGCTATATGTTTCGATCATGATTTAGGTTTACCTAAACATTTTAAACGTATTAGTAATGGTATGAGTAAAACTCAAAGTAAAAAACTTAAACCATTAGAAAAAACCGGTTATGATTGTGCTAAATATTTAGTTGATTATTGTTTAGATAATAATTTTTCATTACCATCATATAATATACAATCATCAAATCCAGGAGGGAAAGAAAATATTGACTCCCTTTTAAAAAATTATATCAAATATTATGAATCAAGAAGATAAAATAATAAACGATTACCTGACTCCCATATTAGGTGATTTGATGAAACAGTCATTAGATTCTATCTTAGATATGAAAGAAAAGGATTTAGTAACAAGAGATGATAAAGAAGAAATATTATTTATATCTCGTTTCATAGACGAAGCAGAACAATATTATCTTGGTATTAAAGATATGCAAAATCTTGCGATAATCAACGATTTAAAACAATATCTTTTAAAAATCGTGGAGTAGTATGTTTAAAAAATTTTAATCGTTTAAATTAAAGATTTATGAAATATATATTATACATACCTTTATTACCTTTAATGTTATTTGTATGTTTATTTTATTTAATAGTAATACTTCTATGGGTTGCGTATCGAAATTATAAAACTTATAAATTAATGAAATATTATAAAAATATTTCTTCATAAACTTTCCTTAAAGGCCTTGGTTATCTATTTTTAATCTCGTATATTAGAATTGTCTTAAGAAAAACAACAAATATATTTTAGTAAATATAAATAAGTTTAGACATGTTAAAATTTATTAATTGTTATAAAATTGAAATTAGGTTAAATTATTAAACAATATTAATCCATCATTATCTCCCCTATATCAGGTCTATAATTTATTTCCATTATTATAAAATTTAATCTGATAAATTTATAAATAATATTACCATGAGCTTAATAGTTTATACATTACAAAACTGTCATATTTGCCAAAAATTAAAATTCAGGCTAAATCAACTTGAAATTAATTTTTTAGAAATTATTATAGATGATGGTTCTTTATTAAATTCTAAAGTGGGAGATAACTTACAAAAAGAATACAAAACAGAATCATATCCTATTATTTTATTAAAAGATAATAAATTTGGTTATAAACAATTTATTTCCAAAACAGATTTGGAGGAGCGAGAAAATTTATTTATATTTCAAGATATAGAAGATTTATTAATAAAATTAAAAAAACAATTAACATGAGATACAAACAATTAATAACTGATAAAATTACAGGAGTAACTAACGGTTTAAATACTTTATCTTTTCATTTTGAAAGAGGTGAAAGACAAGAATTTAGAGATAAAATGTCTCAATTAAAAGAACAAATCGAAGAAGTTCAAACTCTTATTAATACAAATAATAATTCAGACCAACAATAATACGTAAAATCATTGAAATTTTAAACGACCTATATTAAATCATATACTGTCGTATAAAATAAAAGATACGCGTTTAATTTAAAGATTTATATGAAATTAACTCCCGAAGAAATTTTAGAAAATTGGACAAAATTTAATGGATATATTGAAAAATATATTCAAGGTAATAGGAAAAATCAATTAAAGGATTTCTATAAAAAATTAGAAGATAGGATAATAGTTTATCCTGCCTCAAATAATATAAAATATCATAGTTGTTTTGCTGGTGGTTATTTATATCATGTTAATAGAGTTGTAGAATCATCTTTATATTTAACAAAATTATATGAAAAAATGGGTGCTAATATGAATACCTTTACAACAGAAGAATTAGTATTTTCTGCACTAAATCATGATTTAGGTAAAATAGGTTCTTTATATGAAGATATTTATTTACCTTCACAAGATAAATGGAGAATAGAAAATATGGGAGAATTGTATACTTTCAATACTAAATTACCATTTATGTCAGTACCTGATCGTAGTTTATTTTTATTACAGCAGGCTGAAATAGGAGTATCTCAAAATGAATGGATTGCTATAAAAACACACGATCATTTATTTGATCAAGCTAATGAAGCCTATATAAAACCATTCACTCCTGAATCAAGATATCGCTCAGTAATGTCAACAATATTACAACATGCTGATCAATTGTCAGCATGTATAGAATTCGAAAGTCAATATCAAACAGAAAAAAAATTAATTAAATGATAAATATTTGGTTATTTTTAGGAATCCAATTTGGATTAATAATAGGAGGGGTTATATTTTGGTTAATACGTAGTTTAATTATAAAAAATAAGAATTACGAAAAAGCATTAAAAGAAAGAGATGAAATAATTCGTAAACAAACAGAATATCTTCTTTCAATATATGAATCTGTTAATTTAGCGGAGAAAAAAATAAAAGAAATAGACACATCAGGTTTATTTCAATCCGATGATGAAGTAGGTTTTTACTTCCAACTCTTAAAAAAAATTCAAGAACAATTATTCAATTACGTTAAGTATATCCAATAATAACTAGCCCAGTAATCTAGTTCTAACCTTGCAGAAATGCAAGGTTTTTTTATCTAAATTAGGATATGTAGTTTTCCCTTCGTATTATATTTATAATAACTGAAATTATTATATAAATTATGGAAGAAATACAATTAACTAAAAAAGGAACAATTCGCAAGAGAAAACCTAAACAAAAAATATACTATTTTACAAAGGATACGGAATCAGCGATACTAGAATATGTTCGTTCTAAAGATCAAAGACATAGAGATAGATTATATAAAGAACGTATTGATTATCCTTTTTTTAAGTTAACCCAAAATATAATCAATACATTTAAGTTTCCTTATATGGATGGTACCATTGAGGATATACAACAAGAATGTATTCATCACCTCCTAGAAAAACTTCATTTATATTCGCAAGATAAAGGAGCAGCATATTCATATTTTGGAACTATAGTAAAATATTATCTTATAAATAATAACAATGCTCAATATAGAAAAATACTAGGAACAGATAATTTAGAAGGATTGGACGAAGATAAAAGTACAGTTATTAATCTTATGAATAATCCTAACCCAAATGAACAACCATTTAATGACGAAAATTATTGTATGGATATGTTCATAGCGTACATGGATTTACACTCAGAATATATATTTGAAGATGAAGAAGATTTAAAATCATGTAATGCTATAATGGAATTATTTAAAAGAAGAGAAAATATAGAAATTTTTGATAAAAAGGCATTGTTTATATATATAAGAGAAATGACTAATCAAGAAACAGTGCAGATATCTAAAATAATGAAAAAAATTAAGAAAATATATAATAGACTACATCAACAATATCTTGAATATGGTTGGATTAGTTTAAATTTCTAATAATAATACATATTTATATATAATAAAAATATAAAGTATGGCAACTGATTTTAAAGATATAAAATTATATAGAGGAACTACATTTGCTGATGTGTTAAAAGAAATTCATACAAATCAGAAAAATAAAGAGGAAGAATTAAAAACATTGATAGGTAATTTAAAACCATTAATAAATACAGCAGGAGATGCTGTAATAATAGTCCCATTAATTAAAGATTATCTTAATACATCTGTAAAAAATGATGAAAATTTAATTAAAATGGCTACAATAGTTCAAAGAGTTATTGCTGCTAATTCTAAAGGTGATGATGGTGAATTGAAATTTTCTGATGAAGAAAAAGAACAATTATTAAATGAAGTTCAAAACTTAAAATTAGCATAAGATGGGGTTATATCCTTCATTATTTGAAAACGATAATTCATCAAAACATGAACTTAATAATATAATATTTTCCGCTAGAGTTAAAGATATATTATTAACTAATGATAGTCCTTTATCTAAAAAAACTGAAGGTTGGTCTGATTTAGGTTCAATACAATTTAAACCATTATATAAATCAATTGATATAAATTCTGATTCTAACTTAGTTGCTAAACCTCTATTTTCAAATATAAAACAATTTCCATTAAAAGAAGAAGTAGTTTTAATAATAAAAGGTCCCTCAAATAAATTAAATAATAATCCTAATTCAACTGATTTTTATTATTTTCCCCTACCTGTTAGTATATGGAATAGTAATCATCATAATGCATTTCCTGATATACCTAACTATAATAATAAAAAAGAAGAGTTAGATTTAGGTAAAAAATTTGTTGAAACCCAAAATATTAGAAATCTTCTTCCAACAGAAGGAGATATATTAATTGAAGGTAGATTTGGTAATTCAATTCGTTTTTCCTCTACATCAAAAGATACTCCATGGAGTAATAATGGTATAAAAAATAGTCCTATAACTATAATTAGAAACGGACAGACATTAAATACTCCACAACAACCATGGATACCAATATATGAAGATATAAATGAAGATGATTCTTCAATATATTTAACATCTAACCAAGATATTCCATTGGAATTATCATGCAAAAATTTATTAACTTTCAATATAACATTATCTAATAGTTTCAACTCTTCCTTACAAATTTTAGATACAAACTCTTTATAATGGAAAATTATAAACCCCAATTTCCATATAATGGAAAACAAATAATATTTAATTCTGATAGAGTTTTAATTAATTCTAAGAATGATTCTATTTTATTATTTTCCTCTAAAGTAATATCATTATCTTCAAATGAAGGAATACATTTTAATACAGAAAAAGAATTTATAGTAAATTCATCCAAAATTCAACTAGGAATTGATGCTACAGAACCACTAGTTAGAGGTAATAAATTTAAAAATCTGATGAATAAATTACTCTCAGACTTAGAAAATGTTGGAGACCAACTTTTTACCGCTACTGATAGTAATGGGAACGCTATCCCATCAGTACAAACAGCAGGTAATAGTCTTATAAAATCAACAAAAAGAATAAGAACATTATTAAAAACAATAAATTCTGAACAGAATTATACTATATAAATGAATACAAATAAGTTTTCAACTATACTATTAGATAAGGCACCAAAAAAAATCAACAATTCTGTTGAGAATATTTTGGATACCTTATTTAATATTAATGAAGTAGTTAGAGAACTTAATTCAATAGATTTTTGCAACCCTTTAGGATATATTTTAACTAAAGCACTTCCCCCAGATGGTTTAGTAGCTAAAAAATTAAAAAAATATGGAAACAAAGTATCTAATTTTGTAAACAAAGTTACTACTAAATTAGAATTAAATAAAAATAATGATTCATTATTAGATGATATAGAAGAACTAAGATTATCATTAGAAGAATTAGTATTACCTGAAGAATTAAAAGATATAATACCAGGAGCTGATGGATTAACTAAATTAATTCAAGATTTAAATGATTCATTAGTTATTACGAATACCTTATTGACTGTAAATAATAAAGCTGTATTAATAAAATCTTTTTCAAATAGATTAATACCATTAACAAACCCTTCAAGTTTAGCTGAAGTATTATTATCTAACAAAGCTGATAATATAAATAAAACATTAAATGGTATTATTAAACCTGAAAGATTTAGAAAAGATTTATTAAAATTAATAAAATTAGTTAATAGAATAGATAAATCTATAAAACAAATTCAAAGTGTAGTAATATTAATGAATAAAATAATTAAATCAATTAATGTTTTAATTAAAATATTTAAAATATCTATAAAACTATTAAAAAAAATTCCTATTCCTGCTAAATATGTTACAGTAGGAATGACTAATACTTCAGCATCAAAAGTAAGTAAATTTGAGATAGATATAAATGATTTAGAAAAACTATTAAATAATGTATCCAAATTTTTATCTTCGTCAATAATAAAACAAATTTCAAGAATAAGAATAGAAATATTTACTTTATTAGTAGGCTTAAATCAATTATATGAAAATTTAAAATCATGTTCATTTTTTGACAATGATTCATTATTAGATAATATTAAATCAGGTATAACAATATTAGAAAATAATATTATTATTTTAGATGAATTATTCCCAGGTGTAAATAACATTTATTCTAATCTTTATAAAGGATATAATATAGTTATTATTAAAGAAGAAACAACAGATAATAACACTAGTTTAATAAGAAGAAGAGTAGTTGTAACTAATTCACAAGATTTAGTAGAATATGAAAGTACACCCACATATTCAAATAATGATCAAGTTTTAATAAAAGAAGGTCAATATTATATAGATCTTAAAGAGGGTATAGGAACTTCCGATAATGGTATTGATAATATAACAGATGAACAAGCTGAACAATTATTAAAACAAATTGGTATGGATATAACTAATATCAAAGATGCTTCTGATAAGGAAGAACAAGTAAAACAACAGCTATATATTCAAATCCAAAATAATCCAGAAGATAAGAAATTATATGATTCGTTACAAGATAATATAATAAATCCATCTCCTAAAAAAGTAGAACAAATTAAAAAAATAATTAATATAATTTCATCTAAATATAATAATCAATCTCAACAATTACAATTACAAAACAGATTAAAACAATTATATAATTCTCTTTTATCAAAAGATTATACACCAGAAGAGATAAGAGAAGCATACAGTTCATCTAATTTAGAAAAATACGGAATAAAAATAATAAATAATAATATTACCATAAGTAAAAATTAAAAACTAAATATTTATAGTCATGAAGGCAAGCGAATTTAAAGAATTAATAAAAGAAGCAGTAAGAGAAGTTGTAAAAGAAGAACTTAAAGGGATAAAATTTGCTTTAAAAGAACATAATAATATATTACAACCATATAAATATTTAGTTTTTAATTTTTACTTATGGTAATATTATTATTTATTATTTTTATTCCGTATTTTTCTAAATTAGATGAACTGTATGCTTCTCTTATCTCTTCTG